GACTGCGATAAAGAAAAAATCGAAAACCGGCGCGCTGGTGATCTCGGTGATGAGCGGCAAGTAAAAGCCCGCTTGCCGGTGGTATCCGAAACGGAAAACGGCTTTCTCAGAATTGCTAAACGCATCGTCGTCCAGGCTCTCGACGGTCTTGAGGTCGGCGACATACGGCCGGCCTTGGCTCAACTCGCAGCCAGATTGATTGTACGAGTCGGTGCGGCATTGCAAAGGAGTTGATCCGGTGGTGCGCCAGGTTGCCTCGGCAACACCATCATCGAGCAGCTGCGACGCTAGCGGGTGATCGCGGACGGCTCGCTCCATGCAACCGACTTGATCATCCTCGTCGCCGTCGATGATGATTTTTCCGACGTGCGCGGCCTCAAACGCGGCAAACGCGGCTTTGCCGGCCGTAGTCCTCCGGTCGATACCATCCGGCCGGCGAGCGTAGCGCTCCCAGTACTTATCCGGCTCGAGGATCGCGACGTGCGCCGCGGATCCGATGCGGAAGGCGGATGACGGCTCGACCGGCGGCAAACTTTTTTCGATGTACTTTTTGTAAAACAACGCTGGCCGGCGCCGGAATGTCTCGAGTTTAGAATGCGAGAGCGCGTCGTTGGCGTGGTAGTCGTGGATTGATTCAGTTGTATTCATTTTTTGGATTATCCGGTCGTTGTTGTGCAGACAGGTAAAGGTGTTCATTTTGCCGCCTCGCTGCTCAATATCCTGCATGCGAGCGCAGCCACTGCTGGAACTGCCAGCTCATTCATTTATTATTGATAGGAAACTAAATTTTCAGGGGAAGGCGGAAGCTCATTTTGTGCCCTTTTGCGCAAACGGATTCGGGATCATTTTGCGCAGTTGGTCGGCTTGAGCAGCCCGTGCCGCAGTCCCTAACGCAACCTCTGCCGCAACCTCTGCCGCAGCCCATGCCCCTGCCGCAGCCGCAGCCCCTGCCGCAGCCCGTGCCGCAAGCAATTCCCCAGCCCATGTCGCATCCCATACTGCAGCCCCTAACGCAGCCGATGCCGCAGCCCGTGCCGCATCAATTCCCTCATTTAATTCTTGGATCGTCGCTCTGCCAAGCGCGTATCGCTCCGCGATCTCCAGCGCAGCGAGCGAGCGCGGATCTTTTATCAATTCCCCTGTTTTCCGTCCATCTGGCAGCGGAGTGTTGCGAGCACACCACACCGCAAACAGGCGAAAAGCCTTGGGCTCAATTTGGATTTTCAATATCTCCAAAACCCAAAGCATCCAGTCGGCGCTTGGACAATTCCCCCAAGCGTCGGCCATCGTCGGATGCAGCAAAACGAATTCTTGCCATTCTTTGCACGGTTTAATTTTTTTGCAGAATTCTGCGACGATGATTGTGTTCATTTTGAAGCCTCCGTTGCAGCTATTGCGGCGAAAGCCTGATCCATCGTCGCCTGCCACTGCTCGCGCCGTCGTTCCAGCGGAGCACCGTTCTGCTCACCGAGGAGGTTTTCGAGGCATTCGCGGAGTTCCCGCACCTTCTCGCGCTCGGTGGCGAGTTCTTCGGTCAGTTCCTTCGCTCGCTTTACCGCAGACCGCTTAATGTATTTCTGCTCGGCGAGTTCAGCCTCGGCTGACTCGGCGCGGGCAATAGCAGTTTTCAAGGTCCTCTCGGTCGCAAGCTGCAAAGCCTCGTCTAGCTCCACCTCGGCGCGGAGTTGGTCGCGCTCGGCGGTGAGCGCGGTGAGTTCGCGCTCCAGCGTGCGAGAGTGAGCAATCCACGTTCCATCAGTGGTGAGATCGAGTTTTGCTAGTATGTCAGTGCGTGGTGTCATGTCTTCATTCCCCCCCCCTCCAGCCGATTCGCGCGCTCAATAAGCTCCGCAGCCTCGACTCGCAGCTGCTGCGCCTCGGTGTCGGGGAGTAATTTCCGTAATTCGGAAAAGGCTTCCTCGATGGTCTTGCCCTGCCCGATCTTGTAGCGGCACTTTTTCGCGCTCCAGGCACAGGCTTGGATCATGTTATTGCTGATCGAAATTTCGAGCTCGCAGATGCCGGTCGTATCCAGCTTTCCGATTTCGTCCCGGATGAATTGCTGCGTCTCGGCGATCATGCGGCACCTCCTTTTTCCTCGAATTTAAGATTGCCCTGCGGCGAGTTAACAATCGCCTCTGACTCATCTTTGTACGAGGTCGTGTATTTGATTTTAACATACACGGTCGGCGTCGTCGAAAGGGAATCCCACTCGATGGAAAAATTGACCTTGGCATTTGGCTCGACGGTGTCCTCGTCGTAAATAAAACCAGCCGCAGCCGCTCCGGTAATTTGGTCGAAATGATGCCGAAGCATCTCGGAAAGTTGAGCCGTCGCCGACTCAATGATTTTGGATTTAATAATCTGTTTTTCGTTAATCATTTTTTTGATTCCTGTTTAGTTTTGCTGCACTGAATGACTAAGATTTTGCGTCACTTTTTCGGACAGCGGCGTGACGTTGACTTCCGCCGGGATGTCCCGCGCTTCTTCCATCGTTCGCAGCCCCTTGAGAACGTCTCCGAAAAGATCGCGCAACATAAACCCGCGTGCCCGAAATTTGAGCATGCGCTTCGGGTGGTCGCTCCAAGGTCCAGACTTCCCCCACAGCTTTGCGAGCTTCGCGTCTGCGACGGTAAATGTTTCGAAAGCCTCGCAGAAACCTTTTCTTTTTGCGATGACCTTATAGCCGTGCGTGTCCTTGCCGACCTCGCCGATTTCGTCCTCGCGGAAGATTTCCAGAAGACCGCTGGAGCGAACGAGCGCCAGAGCAGCGTCACCGTAGATCGCCGGCCGGCCGTTGATCACGGCGATATTCTGGAGCGCGCTCATCGGCGTGAGCCCGAGCTCCGCTCCCAGCTGGATCGCAACCAAAATAGCCTCCGGCTTCTCCATTCCGCGCGGCGCGAAACCTGACATCGAAACCGCGTTTGCAAAACGGAATGCGTCCTCCATTGAGGAAAGTTGCACGCCTTGGATGCCAAAATTAATCGGCGTTTTGATACTCGTAACAACGGTTTTTTGGACCGCGATCTCTTCGTTTTTTACGTTTTCTGTAGTCATGTTGTTGTTTCGTTTGCCTCGCGCCGGAGTCGTTGCCGGTGCGAGGTTTTTTTCTGAGCAAAATTAGAACGGCAGATTGTCGTCTGCGTTACTCGCCGAGCTCATCACGAGCGTCGCGACTGTCTCAGGAGCAGCGGCCGCTCCGAGCCTGTGGTGCAGCGTCCTGGCTGCGTTGAGCAGCTGGATATCCTCCGACCGCGGCGGGAACGGTGTCCCGTCGTTCCGGAGCTGAGGTGGTTTGTCGGCCGCGTACCACTCGAGACTTTTCGGCGAAAGCGTACCGAGCTCGCGGCCCTTATTTTTTCCAAAGTGGATTTGGAAATGCTGCGCATCCGGCACGATTTGGGACGGCATTGGGATCAAGGCCGGTCCCGCTGCCGGGATGGGCCTAGATTGCGAAGGAATGGTCGGTTGGCGCGCGTCCAGCGCGGTCTTGATGCCGTCGATCGCGGCCATTAGTCGGTCATACTGTTCTGTCGTCATTGTTGTTGTCCTTTTTTTTCGTTTCTCTTGTCGGGTAGCCGGACCGCGTGTTTCGCGGCCAATTTAAAAATTTGTCGAGGCAGTACCTGGAGCACCGCGGCGATCTCGGTCCCACCGAGTTTGCCGGCCAAAATCATCTCGAGCGCTTTTTCTCGGACCTCCGCGGACATCCGCGGTAAGTGAGATCGGTGATGCTGCTCCTGCTGGAGAGTGCCGCCGCCCTCTCGCATTAGCCGGGCGGCGTGGCGCTCGACCAGGCTGAGGCACCTGGCCGCGGTGGTCTCGTTGTTCATTGAGAAAAAAGATTGAAAATCTCAAGGCCGAGTCGATCCCCGAATATCCGGCAGCACCAGGTGCGGCGCCGGTGCGCGTCGAAAGCGCGGCTTCGGCGACGGATAAATTCCCGCGCGGTGGCGGGTGTTTCGATTGTGCTCACGCGGCACCTCCGACGGTCACGGTCGTGACCGGCTGTTTTCCGAATTTCGACCGAAAGGTCGCCGTGACCTCGCTGTCTTGCGATGCGGTGAGGCTGACGTAGACCGCGCCCGCCGTGCGGCGGAAACTTTCGCACGTTCCAACTTCGACCAAGAACCACGCGGCCGATCCGCGCTCAAGGATCGCGATTGATGTGATCCTAGTATATTTGTAGGAGTTTGGGATTGACCCGCCGCTGATCGCCGAGGCGATCGCGCCGGAGCGCGAGCCTTTGGCGAGGCTCAGGCTTTGCAGCTGCGCCTCGGCTTGCCGAGCGCATTCGATGATGTCGCCCGCGCTCTTAAAAGTATGCGCCGTTGACCGGCCGTTGGCATTCGCCAAAGCGGCCTCTAGCGCCGCGGTGTTCTGAGTGCTGATCTTGATTTTCATTTTGGTTTTGCGCCTCGGCGTTGTTTCGCTCCGGTTGGCACCGGAAAACCCCGCGCCTCCGAAGAGTGCGCAGGGCGAGGGTGGAGGGTAGCGTCTCGGTTATTCCGAGACGTAGCAGAGGCGTCCGTCTACGCTGATCACGCCGCGGCCGCCGTCGGACTCACCGGCCGCAATGCTGCAAACCAATTCGGCGTGCGTAGCCGGCCGAATAAATTCTCCGGTCTTGTAGTCGTTTAAAGATGCGGAGCATGAGGCGGATGAGGATTTCATTTTGTTTTTTGGTTTTGCGTCGTTGGGTTATTTCCCTCCGACATCCACCACCGTACGCAAGCCGATGCGTATGTAAATAAAAATCTGCAGTTATTTTTTAAGCCGCTTTTTTCGCAGCAACTCGAGCCCACCGGACAAGCACCGCGGCACGCGCCTGGTCCTATGTCCTGGCTTTGCATTTTCCCACGCCAGCGCGACCGCCCATGCGCCCAAACTTTGCCGCTGCCGAGTTCTTTTTTGTCGTCGTTGATTTCATCCGCTCACCATTACGCGAGCCGTTGCGTATCGTCAAAGAGTTTTTGGCGTATCCTGTTTTCGGATACATCACGGTCCGAAGCAAAGATAGGTCACGCTGTTGTAGCTGATCTGACGCAGGTAATCGCCATCGGATCCCCCGTAAGCCGAGCACATCGGATAGCCAAGAATAACCGTGGTCACGACCGGAGCCGCCGTGATGCTGATCGTCACGCTGCCGTTGTTGAAAAGCAGATCAGTCCCGCTGGTGTAGAGCGACCGATCGTCGGCGAGGTAAATGCGTCCCGCGGTCATCGCGACGTTTTGATCGAAGCTGCCCATTGCCAGCGCCGCACCGACAACTCTCACCGGATGCGTTGCGTCACCGTTGAGCGTGATGCCCCAATCTTCATCTATCTTCGTGACCGGATCGCCGCCGACGAAGTTCACGCGATCCACCGTCACGACTCCGAGATTTGCTGCTGGTGAATAAATGCGCGTTGCGGCTGTGACCACATCGAGAGAAGCGGATGGTGAATAAATGCGCGTCGTCGCGGTTACGACTGTTGTCGTGATGCCGTTGTCAACCGAGAGTCCGCCCGATGCGATCACGCCGCTGCCGACGCACGAAAAGCCCGAGCCCATCGACATTGAGCCGACTGCGTTCACGTTGCCCGTCACCGATACGCTGCCAGTCGCGGTGATGTTTCCGGTGACCGATACCGTGCCTCCGAATTGGCTCGAGCCTGACGATTTCACGTTGCCGAAAGAAACGAGATCGGCGAGTCCAAGACCAAGGTTTGTGCGCGCATTTTCCGCTGTGTTCGCATTCGTCCCGCCTTTATTTACGCCAAGCGTCCCAGTCACCGCCGTGCTCAAACTCACGTCTGTCAGCGTGCCGCTAAGCGTGAGTGTTCCCGCCGTCGTGACCTCTCCTGTGAGCGTGATGCCGTTGACCGTACCCGTGGCAGATACCGAGATAACAGTACCGCTGCCGCCGCCGCTGCCCGTAGTCCAGACGACATCGGTCGCACCGTCATTAAGCGCGAGATATTTTGTCGCGTTTCCAAGGTAATCCGGGAGCAAATTTTCTACGGCGTCGGCAGTCGTCGAGGCTCCGGTGCCGCCTCTTTCAATGTCGAAAACACCAGCCGGATAAGCCCATTTTGTGTTTAAATTTGTGCCGTCGGTGACGAACGTCGAGACCGTTCCATTTCGATCCACAGACCTAATCCATAGGTATTCACCTATAAGCACAATCGAGCCTGTGATGATCGTAGGATCAACGACGCGCGATGATCCGCTGATGGTAGGGGAAATCGTGATACTGTCAGTCCACGTCTTGCAATCGTACCCGACGATATTTGCTCCGACGACTGCGTCCCAGCTTGATCTCGCGGAAGCCATCGCAACTTCGCCTTGGTAGATTACCGAAGCACTAAATCCGTTTGAGTCTCCAGCGTAGTGCGTGATGGAAGCAATGTTCACAACTGGCGGCGCCACGGGTGCTCCAATCGTCTGCTGCATCGTCGTGCTGATTGCACTCGGTACGTTATAAGTGGATACAGCGCGCGCTGCGAAATCGTAGACCTCGCCGACGGAAAGATCGTCGATTTGAAAGCTCACTCCACCGCTGTAAAGCACCGTGCCGATCAGGTAATTCGTCGCGCTAGAGCGCTTGTAAATCATCTCGAGCGATGCGCCCAGAGTCGGCATCGCCGGTGCAGTCATTGCCACGCGGCCCAGCGCGGTGCCGTCGCTTGCAATGTAAGCGCTTTGAGAAATGAAGCCCGGAGCATTGGGTGTATTGGGCGCCGTGCCGTCGTAAGTGCCGCCAACCGTCGTCGGAATAGCCTGCACATAAGCCGCAAAACCGCTGACATTCTCGAGCGAATCGTAAGCGTTGATCCAATAAAAATAAGTCGTGCCGATGGTCACCTCTGTATCGACGAATCGCGACGCGCGGACCTCGGCAATCTTGCTAGTGTTCGCGTTTGCCGGCGTGGTTGATGTCGTTTGCCGATAAATTCCGTACTCGGAAAAGTCCGCCTCGGTGTTATCGGCCCAGTCGAGCGACACCGCTTTGCCCGTTCCGACGCTTGCGGTGAGTCCGGTGGGCGTTGCGGGAGCGGTCGTGTCCTTGGCGACAAGCACGCTCGCGGTCAGGTAGCTCGTCGCGACTTGGAAATACGATTCGCCGAAGATCCGGACGTTGTAAGTCAGACCGATTTTCACGTCGGAAGAAATGAAATCCAGCGTCTGATCTCCGCCAACTTTCGACCAGGTGAGATAAGTGGTCGCGGTGCTTTGCTTGTACTCGATCACGACCACGCCGCCGGATTGCACGAACTCGTTTGCGGGAGCACTCCAGGAAACCTGTATCCGAGGAATCGCGGTGCCGTCAGCCTGGACCAGCTGCGTCGTGCCGTCAGCGGTAAGTGCCAGCGCAGACGGTGCGGCCACGGAGAATGGATTCGGCAGCGTCGTCGTCGGTGTCGTGTCCACCACGATCTCGTCGCTGGTGCTCCAGTCGTAAACGCTAGATGCCGTTTCCTTGAGCGTCATCTCAATCGCCAGCTGCGGTGGTTCTCCGGTTGCGACGAAAGTCCAGCCGAGAACCTCAAAGACTTTTGAACTCCAGCCGAATTTTGCATTCGTGATCATCACCGTGTCGCCGGCGCGCAACTGCATTGCGTCGAGTCGGAATCGAGCGCCCAGCGTGATCTCCTGACGTGCTCGTAAAAGCTCGATGCGCGCGATCCGTTGCGCCGCGCTGCTGCTGGTTGTCATCGGCAGCGCCACGTCCCGCCAGAATTTAACCGAGTTGTCCTGGCTCACATACGTCGTCGAGGTTTGCGAAGGAAAGTCCGTCGGTTGCCATTCGCTTTTTGAAGAGACAAAAACACCTTTGACCGAGTTGACGCGATCCCTCGAGCTAACTTTTGTCTGTATGTTCACTGGCCCTACAAAATTGCTTTCGTCGAGCGTGATTGTCGGGATCCGGTAGCCAGCCGCGTAAGGCACGATTGATCCCGCGGAGTACGCAATAAGACCGCCCATCGCCGTCAGCAGCTTGCCGATGTTCTCATCCGGTGACGAGCTCGTGAACAGCACTCCATTTGTCGCGTAGCGGTTTTCGTTTGTCGCTGGAGATGTCACCGGCTTCACCTCAACCTGTTCGTCGCAGACATTCGCGGCCGCGGTGAATGCCGTGTTGTCGATCTCGCTCGAATCCATGCCGAGACCGTAGGTTGCATCCATCAGGTAATCTCTCAGGCAGAGCGCCGAGTTTGCGCTGTACGCGGTGCCTAAAGTGCGCGGATCGTAAACCTTTTTACCCTTAACGATAGCGGAAATATTCGGAATGCCACCGACCCAGATTTGCTCCGACCAAAGGAGCTGGACGTAAACGTAAGCTATGCTCCGAAGCCGATGCGCTGCTGTCCATTTTCCGTTTGTAAGCGTAGAGGTCGCGCTGATTAAATTTGTCTCAGCGGTCTGCGTAGATGAACCGAGCTTTTTGTAAATCTCTGCGTAGCCGGTAAAGCGTCCACTGGCCGCGCTCCCTCCGCCGGTCAATGCGAGCTCGTCGTTGAAATACACGTCGCCGATTTCTTCGACCTCGTGGCCGGCCAGCGCGATGACGAGATGCAAATACTCGTTTTTGGTGCCGGTCGTTGAGATGTAAACCATCACGCCGGAGACTTTCGTTTGCCCGTAAATGATCTGGCGCGCCGCAATCGGTGACCGGACCATCTGCGTGCGATCCGAGAGCGAAGCATCGGAAAAACTCGGTTGCTTTGGAGAGAGCAACTTATTCGCTCCCATGCTTGCGGCCGTGATCGCCACGAACTGCACGACGGCAGCGACCGCCATTGCGACCTTAACGGAGATCGCAACTTTTAGCGCAAGAGTTGCCTTTAAAATTACCTCAGCAATTGCAAGTTGTGGCATGTTTAAAATCTCCAGCAGACGATATCGCGTTCGCCCTGCACCTGCACAAAGCGCAGTCCGCGCTCGGTCACAAATGCTCCCAGGGCGCCGATGCAAACGCCGAGCAACGGACCGTCCTCGGAATCTCGAGCCACGATGTCCCCGCGCTGCGCGTGCGACGGCGTCACAACGATCATTCCTTCGCGTTCTGCGGCCTTTCGAAAGACACCTAGCACTCCGCCCTCATCTCGCAAAATGCGTGCCGCGGATAGAGCGGAATCGTATCGTCCGCGGTAGTCGCACGCGATGTCGCGGCCGGTTGCCTCTCGGATCCAGTCGGCCGCAAATAAACAGCAATCGTGCTCGCCCCAGGCGAACGGCCGGCCGCGGCGTGCCTCGATAAAAGACACAAGCAGTTTCGGCCATTGATCGGATCGCGTCATTCGTAATCCATGACGGACGTCTTCGATCCGGCATCCCAGTTGGTGGCCTGCGTTTGGTTTGGGTTGCCCCAGTAAATCGCTTTTTCCTGAATGTCGTTTACGAACTCGAGCCCGAGATCCGGCAGCGTGATCGAAGCGTACGTCGGATAATATGTCTGCTGGTCCTCGTCGGTATAACGCACCTCTCGCGGACGCTTAAAATCCATCAAACGAGATTCGGCCGTCATCGTGATGTCCGCGCTCTGTCCATCGTCGGAGATCTGCATCACGTCCATGCGGCCCGAGAACACGGTTACCGGTGACGAGACAAGCGTTCCGGCAGTCGGTGAGAGCGTCCCAAACAGGATCGCGCAGTTCCGGCCCTGATACTGCTCCGTCAAAGCGATCGCCACGTTTGCGGTCGGCACTCCAGAGATCTGCATCGAGATCCCGCGTGCCGCCAGATCGGTCGTCTCTTCGACCTGCGAGAGATTGCCAAAAGTTCCGAGCCCGAGGTAGGTGACGCCTCCGCTCGGGATGTTTCCGTATCCGGTCCAGAGATACACCGGAGTCGAAAATTGCAGGCTCGCCAGCAGCACCGGGGCAAGTTGCGACGCGGTGACATCCGAAACCATGTTGGCCGAGAGACCGCGGCCGGCGCTTGTGATGCTCATGTTTCGACGTCCTCGACGATTCCGAATGCAATGCCGTAAATTCCAGCGAGCTCGATTGACCAGTCTGTTTTTGGATCTGCCAGACGGAAGACTCCCTTTGCGTTTGTTTTTGTGATCGGCGTTGATCCTGCGTAAGACTTTCTCAGAGCAGGGAACACTTCCACCGAGCTCGATGATGTCGCGATGATTACCTTGTAAAGCGACGTTGAGATTTGCAGCCAGTCGCCGACCGCAAAGCTGCCTGTGGCGCCAGAAATCCCAAGCGTAGACGTGTTCGCTGTTGCAGTATTGACGGTGAGCGTTCCGGTCACGGCACCTCGAGGACTTGGGTTTGCGTAGTCTTGGAAATAAAACGTGCCGCGCTGCGCCGCCAGCAGGAAGCCAATGATCTCCTCGGCATCCTCGCGCACCATCGGCGGACATTCGACCGATCCCATCCACGCCTGGCCGCTCCAGTTGTATTGCTGCGTCTGAAAAGTGAAAGGCGAGATGTTCCGCGAGGTTGCGGACATTCCCGTCAGACTCAATTTTGAGACCTTAAACGGAGAAGGAGGAGTGAGAGGATAGGAGATGGCCATAAGCGTCTAATTTCTCAAGCAAACGCGGTCCGGTACGCGCCCCCGCGGCGCACCATGTCGGGGATCTCGGCCTTGAGGCGCTTGCGCTCGGACTCGAGAATCGGGACCAGCTCGGCGCGACTGACGCCGGCCGCGATGGCGTAGTTAATGGTCACGCCACCACCGATCGCGCTTCCAGCGCTCATTCGGTTGTTCGGAACAATTGAGCCAGATGCGCCAGGCACAAAGAGCTCCGGCCCTTTTTCACCCACCATGTACGGTGTGCCGGCCGAGACCGGACCGCCACCAGCTCGACCAAGCAACTTGTTCACGAAGTCGCCAGTAATGCCGGCGAACGGCGCCGTTACAGCCTGTCGAAAGAAAAGCCGCATCAGATCTTGAGCGAGCGATCGCAACGTGTCGCCCAGTTTTGCACCAGCAAAAATCGCATCTTCAAAAGACGATGCGATCATTTGGCCGGCGTCGCGGCCAAGCTCCTTTTGCTTTTCCAAAAGCGGATTGAGTTGAGCGGAGACGGCTGCTTGTTCCTTTAGCTTTTTCAGCAGATCCTCCTGTGCAAACCCAGATGAAATGTCGCCTTCATTCTTCGCCATCAACGCACTTCGAGCGGCCGTGATTTGATAAGTCAAAGCCTCGTATCGTGAGGATAAACCAGCGATCAAATCTTTTTGAGTAAGTCCGATGCGCTGTGATTCCGGCAGAACTTTGTTGAGCTCTTCCTGCGCAGCTTTAATCTGCTTCTCTAGATCCAGCGATGTCTTTTGAGCATCCACGTAGGCTTCGACTCCCTGCTTTCGGAGCAAGAAACCTTTGACCGGATCCGACGCAATAAACGCTTCGTTAGCCTTGTTGAAAAGCTCCATCGACTCAGCAAGTTTCAGATCCCCAACTTCTCCGGCGCTCATGCCAAGCCTTTCCAATTCCGCACCTAACTTTGCCGTTTGATCAACTGTGGACTCGATCTCTTTTTTGGCTTTTTCAAATTTGAATGCGGCAATCGTCGCTTCAATTTTATCTGGGTCAATCGGATCAAATATCCCTTTGATCTGAAATCCTAAAGCCGAGAGCGCCAAAGGTATTTTGGTGAAGAAATTGAGCACTCCTTCAACTGCCGATTCCATTCGGATCGCATTAGCAATTTGATCGCGATCAAATCCCATTTCGTCGCCCGTCATTGCGACTTTTTCCAGTCGCTGCTTCATCATGTTCAGCGCGCCGAGCACAGCCTCGCCGCCAAACGCGAGCTTGGTAATTTTTGCAATGCTCTTGGTCGACTGCTCAAGTTTCGCGAGAGAATTTTGCACGCCAGCAAACGCGGCCTTGGTCGCGTCAACCGCTCGGAGAGTAAATGTCGCACTAGCCATGTTTTTTATTCACCGAGTTTTGATGCTGAAAATAAACTAACCACCCGTTCATTTCCTGCATCGGCATTTTCAGAACTTCGTGTGCAAATTTGCCGAGTCTTTCGGCGAGTCCGTACACCGCGAGGAAGTCGCCGGCTTCTTCGCGAAATATTAGTTTTTTAGCTCGTCCACCTTTGGCGCGTCCTCCGATAAAATCGCATTTGCGAGTCTGCCGATGACGTTTGAATCAGCCTTGTTGAGAAACGTAATTTTGTTATCGATCGTGAACAGCTTCTCTCCGTTTTCATCAGTCGCTTTCATGATTATGATGTCCACCAGCAACTCCATTTCCGACGCCTGGCTCTTTTTGTAGAGTCTGCTTTTTTCCGAGAGCGTAACCGGAGCGGAGAAGACCGTAAGTTTCCACTCCGGCACCTCGATGCGTTTGGTGCCGAGCGAGGCGAAGTGATCGCGAACAAGATCGATTGCAGATGAAGCCATGCGTCAGCTCATACCGTCAAAACCGATAGCGTACCATTTCCCTCGATCGTGATTGCACCGTCGATCATGCCGTCAAAACTTCCGGTTACGTCGAATTTTGTGACGATGCCTCCTCCTGAGTAGTAGGTCGTCGCGGACACAATGCCGGCCAAGTACAAATTAGCGGTGACGGAAGAGCCAACGACGACGGCGATCTGGCCAGGGTCGGCGAGATCCCAGTAAACGTCACCGCTCAGAGACCAAGTTTTCAGCGTGGCCTTGCGTGTCCGAAAGGTGTCGCCGATCACCGTGTCCTCAACGACGTCGGACGACGATGAAAGTGAGTAGTTGCGCAATTCGCCGACGGTAGTTGACGAGATCTTGAGAGTGCCTTCGCGGCCGAGATGGTTTGCCATTTTAGTCTGTGGTTAAATAGATGCAGTTAAAGGTGTGCCTCGCGGTGCCCCAGCGGCGTTCTTCGTCTGGCTCAATTACATAGTCCACATTTGACAAATGCAGATCGCGACAAGTCCCGTTCAATGTTGGGTCCGCAAGTACCGCGGCCTCGACGGCAGCGCTGCCGGTATCGAAAAGATCGTCAATTATGGTCGTTGATCCGGCTACTTCTCCTGTGAAATAATCGACTTGAACCTGGAGCTGCCGATATTGCGTGCGATTATTTGGCGCGAGCGAGCGCACCTCGATTTGCTCGTTGATCGCGTAAACTGCGCACGCCGGAAAGCTCGTCGAAGAGATCGTGTTGTTTCGTCCGCGTATCAGGTTTGCGGTTACGCAGACGGCCGCGGTCGTCAGCTTAGTTCCGATCGCATTGCGAATGTCGGTTCGTGTGCTCATGTCGGCATGTTTTCTGTGACTTTTCCCGCGCCATCAATTTTCGCGAATCCGAGGTTCACGGCTCGATTAGCAAGGATCGCTTTAACCTTTAGCAGGGTTATTTTTTCTCTAAATTCCATAGCTGACTTAACGTAGCGCTCCGGATCCGGCACCTTGATGTTCTTCGCAGTTCCGGTCACGAAAGGATTTGCGTTGAAGTTGTGCGCTTCTATCCCGGCATCGCCAGCGTGCCGTCGTACCCACGCGGGAACGCGGATCCCGCACGCAAGAGCAGCTGCGGCGAAGCCAGCTTTGGCCCAGCCCACTTTGCTTTTAAGCTCGTTGAAATAAGATTCGGCCTGATCGTTGCCCACCCACATCTGGTCTTGGACTTTCCATCGTCCGATGACGCTTTGTGAAATGTGTCCTGTGCGTCCCGTCTTTGGGTTTTTATATCGCTTGTGAAACGCTTTCATCGCGCCGATCGACGCGCCTGGTATCCAAAATTGACGCATGATGCGCACGCTCTTTGAGCGCTCCCAGCCGAGGTGCACACCAATTGTCGCTCCATCTGTTTTTCTCGGAGGAATCTGCGTGGATGATCCTATTCTTTGGAATAGTCCGACCGAAGAATAACGAGCAATGGTCTTTTTTTTGCCGCCGAATAAATCGCCTTTGATGGCGTTTGTTCCCTGCTGGTAAGCCTTCTGGCTCAAGCCCTGGCTTTTTGGTTTTTTGGCCGGATCCTTTTGAGCGACAACCGCCGTCGGCGGGAGGATCATCATGATGGATTTTGCGACGTTCCCGCCTTCCTGTTTAATGACTTTGCCAAGATCTAACTTTGCGGCTTGAGCCAAACGCTCGAGCGCAAAATCTAATTTTTTCGAGTCTAGCGTAACCGAGATCATGTTTAAATGTCTCGGCAAATATCAAACTCGCAGCCCGTTCCCTCGGTATCAAATCGCACTTGCTCTAAAAAATAAGTGATGCCGGCCCGAGCGCAGGTCTGCGATTGTTTCGGCGTTGTCACAACCTGGTTGGTCGTAAAAAACACGGTAAACTTCTCCTCCTCTCTGCGCTGCTCAGAGAACTCATCGAACATATTTCGAGAGCTCGACCAGATACCGGTGACGGTCGTTCCAAAATAAGTGAACGTGACGCCAGCCTGCGCTAAAATTGCATCATAATCTGCTTGGAGTTGCGTTGAATCGAAGTCTCGGACTGCGGCCATATTATAGCTCCATTCGTCAAACGATGCGAGACGCCGGCGAGATCGCGTCGTTCTGCGGATCGTTATCGAGAACGTGCCAAAACTCCGAGCGCACGGCGCCGCAAATGATCGAAGGTGCAGAGTTAATCGTGAAAACCGCTCGAGCGTCCCGCAGCAACCGCGGGAGATGCGACGATCGGCGCGCGGTGAGAATCGATTCCTTGGCGATTCCAGCCCTCAAAAGCGCATCCGCGTGTCCTGAGTCGGCCAGCGTCACGAATGCCCCGCCGATTCGTTTCCTTGCCTGTTCGGCGAGCTTTTGAAGCGGGTAACGGTTGCGCTGCGAGTAACCAAACGGCGAAAAGATCGCGACGTCGGCCGGCAAACCGTAATCCGCCAGGCTCGGCATCTCGTCGATCTCGTCGAAAACTGGTTTGCGATTGATGCCGGCGAACTCCGGCGTCGCTTTGTAAATGAAATCGAGCCAGGTCTGGCCGGATCGGATGAACTCGTCGTACCGGTTCGGCCAGATTTCAAGGTCGAGCACCATCAGGAAACGATGCTCAGAGCGTTCGCCGATGGTCGATGGCCGGCAATAGCTCACGCAGTCGAAGAGATCGTGGTACTGCGGCAAGCACTCGATGCGGACATCGTGGCCGCGATCCGCAAAGTGCCGCGCAATCGGCAGGATCCGGATGATGTCCCCAAGTCGCTGCGAGTAGACTAGGCAGATTTTCATCGCGTAAAGATCATCGTCAAAATGTTCGGCAGTACACCGTCGCCCTTGCGGATCTTGTCCTCCGGATTGCCGCAGTAAATTTTACGCATTCCCATCTTCTCGAATACGCTAGGGAGTGTCGCCGAATTAAAGTGCCACAGGTGTTCACCGGGCCTGCGATGTTTCCACTCGAGAAACCATTTATTTCCGTTGCAGGAATGAAACCACGGCACCGAGACCACGACGAATTTTGCGTGCACTTTCGGGAAGTCAACGAAGTGCTCCAGCGAGTCGAAAAATGTTACCACGTCCCACTCTTTTTCCTGCCAGTTTGACTCCACTTTGACGAAGTCCGGCGGCGGGTACGGCGACACATCGAAACCGTGCAGCGTCGCAGATGGATTGACTCGTCCGATCTCTGCGAGAAATGCGCCGGTGCCGAATCCCACGTCGCAAATGGTTTTGAAGTCGCCGACGTATTTCATCATCAGGCTTGCTCGGATCCTTGAGAGCTCGGCCTGCGGGTAATCCTCGTAGCGTGCGACGTAGGCGTGATCGTAATTTGCGGTGATTTCTCGACTAATAGATTTGACCGCGCAGGTCTCTTTGCAGATTTCGTAGCCGTCTGGTATTCTCATTTTGTTGGGTTGCGCAGCTCGAACAACTCCTTGCCGGCCTTGTATCGCTCAGGCGCGTTGTTGTGTTCGTAGGTTTTATCCATCGGCGCACGGCCGAAAGCCGGATGCAGATGCTCGAAGGTGATGCGGCTTCTCGCGTCGATGACGACGCCATCTTTCCAAGCCCTTGCGCTGTATTCATTATCCGAATACATTGACTCGTAACCATCGTGAAAAAGCTCGCGGCCCTGCTGCTCGTACCGAGCGCGAGAGCAGATTGCCATGCACAGCAGGTTATCGGTCCGGTGCCCGTCGTTGATTGCGATCACGAACGAGTCGAATGCCGGATCTTTCTCGGAGCATTCTGCGAGAATTTTTGAGTCCCATCTCATTGACGGCACCCAATCGTCGGACAGCTGCACAAAGATGTCGCCGGTCGCTTTTTTTGCCGCGAGATTCCACGCTGCGACGCAGGACTTTTTCTCGGAGACGACGCTCACAAATTGCACCGCCATTTCTTTTGAATCCTTGTCGTCTGCATCGACGGCAAAGATGTGCTCGATCTGCGCTGCGTTGCTCGCCGACGACAGCCAGGCATCGCGACACGCAACCGCTTTCGATGATCGTTCTCGAGTCGCGTGCAAGAGCGAGATCCGCGGCGTTCTCCCATTATAAAACTGAGCTTGCAAGACAGCCGCGCGCGCCAGATTTCCGTGCAGCCGAAACGCTCGAGCCGCGAGATCCTGACCGGCCCAGGTGTACCACTTCACTTCGTGCGTCCACGGCCGGTCGGCTTCGGTTGGTTCTCCGCGCTCGAGCATTTTATCGGCCCAATAGCTGGCCCGATGCGTATCGTTTTTCTCGAAATAGAGCAGGATCAAATGCGCGAGAGCCTCGCGGCACCACGGGTAAACCGCGTGCGCTTCCATCAGGTAGCCGAGCGCCTCGCGGTGATTGCCGCACAGTTTAGCCAAGTTGATTAGCGACTCATACCGAAATGCCGGCTGAAGGTTTGGGAACGAAAGCGCGATCTTTCCGAAAGCCATCGCGGCGTCTCGATTGCCAGAGCAGAAATGTTCTTGGTGAATGTAAAAGTACTGAGCCGCGACCTCGCGCACCGAGTGCGCCAAGATGCGCAGATTGCGCCGGCGGTTCTCGCGTTTGACCACCACCGGAGCGTGAACCCAAACCGGCGCCGGCCAGTCCTGGTGGTGATCATTCGGGAGCAGGAGCAGGTTTTCGTGAACGTCGTGATGCCAGACGCGCCGATCGCGGAAAGCGTGCCGCCGGATCGCGCGCTCCCGGTAGAGCCGCTTATTTGTTCCGCGGACATCGTAAAAGCACCGAACCATCAGGACGTCGGCCGGCAGCTGCTCGAGCCGTTGACGGAATCCATCGAGCTGCTCAACGACGTCATCGCAGTCGGCCCAGATCAGCCAGTCGCCGGTCGCCTGAGCGAATGCCGCGTTCCGCGCTTTTGCGAACGAATCGACGTGCTCCCAGGTCTCGGCCCCTAGTTCGTTTTTATGCTCGTTAAACACGAAGGAAACGCCCTTTGCCGTGCACCAGTCGCGCGCCATCTGCTCCGTCTCGTCCGCTGGTTTGATCCCGATTGCGCGCACCAGCGAAAGCTCCTCGAAGATCGGAGCAAATGCGTTGAGCATCGCGATGATGTGCTCGCGTTCGTTGCCGCAAATTACGCAAAGAGAAATCCGCATGAGGCTTTGCGACCTGTCAAAAACAAGAAACCCCGCACCGGTGAAGGTGCGAGGTTCCGAAACTAACTTGCGACGATTAGGTATACTGCGTGGTGATCAGCTGGCCGGCATTGCTGTTCACGATCTTTTCAGCGACATAGTGCGACGCACGCACGACGTTCGATTTGATGGCCTCTTCGCGGTAGGTCGTCACGCCGATAACGGGACCGTACTCCGACCAGTTAAGGGTGAAGCCTGCGCCGCCTCCAAAATAGCCGGCTGCACCGTCGGACACCGAGCCAACCCATACCAACGTATTGCTCCAGATATTTGCGCTGGAGAAGGCGGCACCTTCATTCGCGCTGTCGTAACTACAACGACCAATTAGGACTTCCTTCACGCCGAGAGCTTCGGCAGCGGCGGCAAGACCAACATTCAAAAAGGTGTCAGTAGAAATTCCGGCGCCGCGCAAACGGTTTTGAAATTTCGTCGATGCCTTGATGCGGTTGTAAACCGGACTCGAAAGAACGACCTTCAGATTGTCGATGCTTTCGCCCTTCGCCAACAACCGATCTTTGCAGTCGTCCACGTCCGCCCCGAAGTCGAACGTAGCCAGGTTCGCGGCAGTATAGGCAGTGGCCGAGGTCGTCGTTGTAAAAACGGTATTGTCGAAGATCTTTGCCGCGACGCGCAATTCGTGCGAGAGCATGAGCGAACGCTGAGAAAGTTTCCCGGCAATTACTTCGGCATCGAAAAAGCGAGCCATGTCCGCGGTCACAACGTCGTCGATAGTGTTTTCAATTCCGTACTCGATCGCGGTATATGTGTCCTGGTTGAACGATTGCGTCGCGCGAGGATAAGCTCCACCGACGGAGCGCTGCTTCGCGCCTTGCTTCAGGAGTTGCCCTTCCTTGAGCAGGAAAGTCGGATACTGCCCAGCGCGCACAGGCACGTTGAGCACAGACATTACCTGGGTTCCGATGAGTCCATTTGACCAATCTTTCGACTGCTCGAGGACACCGGCGATATCGCCACGAAATACCGCGGCTGCATTTGAATAAGCCATTGTAGTAAAATTTAAAGTGTTAGAGGTTGTTCAGTTTCGGAATGAACTCGACCACCGCGCCGGCCTCGGTCGCAGTCGTAAGAGTTTTACCGAGAACGATCGTGCCGGCGACGGAACCGAGCCCGTTTGCGCCGATGTAGATCGTGTCGCCGACCGTAATCGGACCAGCAAGCATAGAGATTTTTTGAGTGCCCTGCCCGTGCAGGAAAGCGACGGTGACGTAATCACCGGAAGCAGCGTCGATCTGCGTGATGCCATCGACGGAGCCAGCGGTGGCAGCGAGACCGACACCGCGATTGTTCGAGATTACTACCGCGCGAAAGGCGGTGAGAGCGCTGTTGGCAACGAAAGTGCCTGCGCCTAGATATTGAGTAGCCATGATTTTTAGAGATTAGAGTTTGATCAGTTCGCCGGCGGAAACAGCCGCACGGTAAGCCGCGTATTCGGCAGTGTGATTTTTAACGGCGAAGGAAATTGCCTCGGACTTGCTCTTCAGCTCGACGGCTTTTTCAGCGACGATCTGAGCAAAGGTTTTTGCGACTTGAGCGACTGGCTTCACGGCCTCAGCGGAAGCGACGGAAGCGACAGGCGCGCCTAAGGTTTTGGAAAACTCTTTGATGGTCGCGAGCGCAGCGGCATTCGCAGCGAGCGTGATCACGTTTTTCTTCGAGCTCATTGCAACGTCGGCTTCGGGATCGTCGGCCATCGCGGCCTCGAGTTTAGAGAGACGATCGAGAATCGGCATGAGTGCCGCCTGGATGTCGTCCGCGTATGTTTTGACTGGTTCTGGCGTCATAGCGTATTCAGTTTTTGGAGATGCCTTTGGGTCGTTCTTTTCGGTCGCGAGTTTCGCCTTGCGAGAAAAGAATCCGTCAGGGTTGGCAGCGGGTTCAGAAACGAGATCTACCGAGTAGATTTCGCTGCACCGTTGCAAAGTCGTGAGCTTGTCGCTCGATGGTTCGCTCGGCCCAGAGAACGCGATCGAAAGCCCGAATGTGTCGGGAATCTTCTGCGCGATTTCCAGAACGTATCCACGATGTGGAGACGACGCCAGGAGGTTGAGATCACCGAGCAGCTTCGGCCCGACGATTCGCAGATTTGAGATGAAGCCGATGATTTCCCCGGCGCCACTGTTGTGATCCAGCTTTACCTTGAGACCGCCCGAGTAGAGATCCGCCGCGGCCTTTACCTGTTGCAGCGTCTTGGCGTCGATCATCACGCCGTGCCCGAGAGCCGGCCCCTCGGTGATTAGAGAGACGCCACGGATGATCCCGAGTTCGGTATCAATTGCGCCAACCGCTGCGGAGAATGCGATGATAGATGCCATCGCATAGCCGAAAACGTCAAAACGTCACTTGACCCGCGCTTCCCGCCGCCAGCGCCAGATGAGAAACGCGATCCCCAGGATCGACCCAATCAACGCCGCGATCTCGTTGATTTGCCCGAGCGAGACCATCGCGATCGTCGGCGTAGCAGCTGTTAAAACGTCTTTAGGAAGTGAGTTGTTCATTTGGTTTTTCGCGCCATCCGGTCGCCAAACCACCATCCCACGCAATTAAAAGCTGCGAAATTAATCTGATCCACCATCGGAGCGCGATCGAGGCCGGCGGATCGGAAGAAAACCGCGGTTGCGATGACGACGAGCGTGAGCGTGATAAACGGCCGGAACAACGTGATGACGTTAGCGCACCACGGTGAGACGTTGGCCGGAACTGTCGCGGCCTGCTGGCTCGCCGTGAACGCGGTCCACGCCGCTGCATCTGCTGCGATCGTCGCCATCACCTTCGCCTCTTCGAGCTTTCGCGTGTGCTCGCGGGTTGCCTTGAACTCCTCGAAGAAGCCATTCCCGATTCGCAGCAGCACACCGAGAGCACCACCGCCAAGAGCATTAGAAACTAGATCGAGTATATTCACCACACAATGACTTTTGATACAATGCCCTTGAAATTCTTTTCATCCATTAAGATGTCGCTGCGAGAGTTGTGCAAACCGGACATAATCCAGCCCTGTCCGCTCTTTGCCGCTGCGCCGTGGATCGCGACGATGTCGCCGTAAGCGTAGATGCAGACCGTGCCCCGCTTCACTTCCGACAATAGCGTCGAGCCGATCAAACCATAGGCCACGATGTCTGTCGGCTTGTCCCCCTTGCGTATGTACGGAGCCATCGACCCCGTGCCGCAGATCGCGACGATGTTTCCACCGAGTATCTCGACGTGCCGCTGCGCGTACAGCAGCGCTTCCACGCGATTTGCGGCGTTTTGTTTCGGCGGGAGACCCAACTCCAAGACTAGCTGCGAAGACCAGCCCAAATAGAGCGTAAACGCGAGCAGCCCGACAGACCCGCAACCGATGAGGATCTGTCGGACGCGCGTGGTCATTCCTTCGTCGGCTCCAGCTTTGCCTTGAGTGACTCGATCTCAGCGAGCGCAGCGGCCAGCGAGTCAATCAGGACGTTGATACTTTGCTGCTGTAGTTGCTGCACCACTACGGTTTTGTGTTCGTCTTTGGTCATAGGTGGTTACTTCTTTTTCACGTTAGCGACGATGGGCGTGAGGCCAGCGTTCTCGGCAAGCTCACGATAGAACGGCTGGTTGTCCGTGCCCCACGTCACGCATTGATCCTCGGTCGCGTTTACGAGCGAGGATTGCAGCTCGACGCCGCCATTTTCGGCAGTCCAGAGATGGCAATCGGCGACGGCAGTGATACCGTTAAAATTGACATAGCGAACCTCAAACGTATTGGCGAGTTGGATACCGGTTGGCGTCCAGATGCTGACGGGTTGAATGGCGACGGTGTTCATAAAATTGGTTTGAAATTAGACGTTGCTGGCGAGGAGATAGTAAGTGACGCCGCCGATCACCATAGTAACTTTGTGCGTTGAGGCTACGGCAGCGCCTGCGCCGACTGGGTTAAGGATCGAAACGACCGCATTGATCGCCAGCGTTTGGCCAGTCGTCGATCCAGCCGATCCAGAAAACGTGCCGTAAAGTAAGGAGTAAGCGGCGTCGTTTGCTTCGGTAGTTTGTTGTACGTTGCCGACATAGAACTTGTTCGATCCAGTCGCTACTGATCCTGCGCCATAGCCCAACGCCACATTGTTCGTTCCGTTAGTAGTGTAGAGCGCAAAGGATCCGATCGCGGTATTTTTGTTTGCAGAAGTTCCTGTATAAAGAGCCTGCATACCTATTCCTACGCTGTAATTTCCTGTGGTGTTTTTGAGTGCTTGCGACCCAATGCCGACGTTCCCAATGTTCGTCGTTCCGACCGCAAGAGCCTCAAACCCGATCGCCGTGTTGTTGTCTCCGGTCGTATTGCTTAAAAGCGCTGTGTAACCAATCGCAGTATTCCGTCCCGATCCGCTGTTTGCGCCGTTGAGCGCCTGATAACCCAGAGCCGTATTGTATGTTGCCGTGCCATTTCCAGCGCCGACGCGGAGAGTATTCACGCTCAAGTCAGCGGCAAACACACTCGCCGCTCCCGCATAGATGCCGCCCACGACTTGGAGGGCTCCGGTGCCGACGCCGGTGGAGGCGGTGGAGGAGGAGATCGTCGCCAAGCCGGTTATGCCCAGCCCCGTCGTCGCGACGTCCAAAACCTTCGCCCCGTTTGCCGAGACGCCGAGGTTGTTCGCGCCGATGCGATAGATGCCGGTCGTCTGATCCGAATTAAACGCAATGCTCGGATTCCCTACCGAACCGTTTGCCGCGTGCACCGATCCGCTCGGAACAACGGTTCCGGTGACTGCGAGCCCCGTCGATGAAATGTTTCCGCGAGCCACGCCGCTCGTCGCGAATCCGATTGCATTTGCCGCACTCGAATAAAATCCGGTCGTTGGGTAGTTCGTGAAGTTTAGCGATGGAGCCGCTGCCGTGCCGTCGTCGAGCGTGATGTTTCCATCCGTCGCGTTGATCGTGATCGACCCCGCCGCATTCGCGATCGAGATGCCGGTTCCGGCCGTGAGCGTCGAGGTCACCCACGACGTGCCGGATCCGATCAGCACCGAGCCGTTGCTGGGCGTCTGCGTAAGCTCGTTGAGCGACGACGGGCCGCCGCCGCCCACTCCGCGCGCGGCGTTGATGGTCCATGCGCTCGAGGTCACGCTCGGCTTCTCGCTTGTGGCGCCGTTAGCGATGTAAGAGTTTCCGTTGTAGCTGACCACATCGAGCCGCTGGTACGTCTGGCCGCTTTGCCACTTGCCGCGAGGATTGAGACCCGCGGGAGTCGCGAATTCTTTGCGTAGTTGGTCGATTTCTCCTGCGCGCGGGAATCGAGAAAGCTCGTCCGCAACGATCGCTTTGACCTGCTGCGGAATTTGATTTGCCGCCTGCGCGACTTGCTCCGTTGCGATCCGCTCCAGCTCTACGTTGTGAGCGCGCTCGGCCAGCAGCACCGAGTATTTTGCCGACGTCGTGGCCTCGAGCTTCTTCGATAGTTCGTCGACTTTAGCTGCCAGCGCCGCTCCGGTTTTCGCGTGCTCGTCGGTCGCGCGCGCTCGGCAAAACTCCTCGAGTTCGACGCGAATCTGCGGCTCCACTTCCTCGAACGTGCGCTCGATCTCGGCGTTGAGATGGTCGCGCAACTGCGGGAGCTGCTCGACTAGTTGCCGCAGCTCGGTGCGCTGCACGATAGCCAATTCAATTAGCCGTTCGATTTGAGTCTGCGTGTCGTTCATAAGTTTTTATTTCCCAGACTTTGGATGCGCGCTCGGCAATAGGTCGTAATCAGTCACATATTTCGGATTTTCTGGGCGTCCGTTTTTCAGCAGGTAGAGATAGGCGTTGACGCGAGCGAAAGCCCATTGCGACGCAGATGAAACAGTCGGAGAATGCGATCCGGTAAATGCGCCGAGACCACGTTGAAACACCGACTTAAGCTGGCCGAGTGTTGCGCGTCCGTTGCGCGTGTTGGTCTCTTTCGCATTAAATTCGTCGGCCTTATTTTGCAGCGTTACTTCCTGCTCTTTCGTCACCTCCGCGCTCTTGCCGGATGCGTCGCCCTTTGCGCTGCCTTCACCCTGCGGGTTTTTGTTTGGCGTGTCCGACTTCGGCGCTTTGTCCGACGCGACGATTGCGCCACGCTTGCCGACCTTTGCAAAGTGGTTTTCGTGCTGTCTCATGCAGACCGCCGTGCGCTGTTCTGCGTCGGGGAATTCAGCGGTTGAGACCGGATCGGCCATGCAACGCACCATAAAATCATCGTGGTTTTCTCCAGCGTCCGGCGTCGGAAGATCAAACTGTTTTTTAGAAAGCTCGATGATGCTGCGCCCATTGGTAATCGGCCGAGAAACGTCGGCCAGCTTTGACTCAAATTTCCCTCGGTAATCGATAACCGCGTTGAGCCATTCGTCCGCGCTTTGCTTGCGGTCGTCCTGATCTACTTTGCCAAGCATCATGCGCTCCACTTCCATCTTCGCCGACAGCTCGACTCGAGGTGTTTCGTCTCCGGCTTGCGTGCGTGTATCTGCTTTATTGATACGCTCCACGATAGCGTTGGCCCACGTTTGCCCAGCGTCGCCACCCCAGCCATTCCACGCCTGCCAGCCCTTGCCTTCTTCGCTCCACGTTGAGCCTTGTTTGTCGATTTCGTGCCGGTCGAAATACGCTTTCATGCGCCGCACCGTGTCCTCCGAGAGCGGCCGTTTGTTGATGATGTCTCGAGCGCGCGCAAGTCCGACCGCGGTCATTCCGCGATTCGATGGCGTTGCTTTTTCGCGGACTGCGAGCGAGCGCTTGGCGTTGGCAACCATCGCGTCGTTCGGAATGTAGGAGCCATCCGCTAGGTTGATCGTGATTAAATCCGAATCGCTCTTCGCCAGCGCAATCCTCCGATGCATTTCCGCTTTGGTAATCTTTGTCGGCACCTTTGGAATTGCTGCGACGCTACGAGCAACGATGCGCGCCGACTCGGACGCCATGCCGGCGGAAATCATCAGCGACTCCGCGGCCTCTGGCGTAAGATTGCCAGCGCGCAACGTCTCGACGATCGAGAGCACGGCCGCGATTTGCGCACCATTGAGCGGTGCGATGGCCTCGCTCACATCTGGGAACGTCTCGACTCCGGCGATCGCGTCTGGAGCGGATGCTCCGCCCGTGCCAACGGTCGTGGATCCGCTCGAGTCCACCTGTGCTTGCGCTGCCGATGCACCGACGTTGTCGCCGGCCGCGGCCGCGGCCGCTGGTGTCGATGGAAGCGAATTGGTAACCAACCGGATCGCGGTCTCTGGCACGCTGTATTTCGTCGAAAGTTCTTTGATGAAACTTGCCTCGATCGCAATCTGCTCGAGTCGAGAGAAAGCGTCGGTGCCTTCCTCCGCTGCGATCTCAGCCAGGCTCTTCGCGCCTTGGCGGTTCTCGTTGAGGTTTGCCGCTGACTCACGGCCGACGTCGATGGAGAGCTTTGCCGGGAATCTCCACTCGCCGCACGTCGCGCGCCGGAGCGCCTGCACCATCGTCTCGCCGGCCTTGAGCTTCGGCGCCGCAATCTCTCCGCGCGCGATCGCGTCGATCAGCACCGCATTTTTGATCGGGTCCAGCACCTTGTCGGTGAGCACGCCCTGGTGCCGGGTAAATACGCGATCAGCCGCGGCAAACTCTGCGCGGACGCTTGGGCCTTGATATCCCTGGGATCCGAAAAGGACCGCTTGCGGAATGCCCACGGCAAGACTGATCTCGTGCATTAAATGCTGAACAAAACCTGTAAATGCCTGCGATGGTCTCGACGGCATCACCTCAATTTTGTCCGCGTTGCCAAAGTAGCGGATCATCCCGACGTCGCTCAATTCGTTTTGCTGCTGCTGCCCGTTGCCGAGAGTGACCGCGGGATTCGGCGTGAATAGGTTTCGAGGATTTGCGGTGCCACGCTCGGAGAAAACAAGCGCTGCTTGCTGCGACGCGAAACGAACGCCGGCCTTTTCGGCCTCGAGGATCTCGTAAAGCGAGCGAGCGGTGCGGATGCCAGAGGCAAAATCTGTGACTCCGCGGAATTGATCGACTCGAAATGGATCAAAATAATGGGCAAAATTCTGCGCCGGAACGTCCTCCGGATCGAAGTAAACACCGGAGCGATCGACGCGAAAGATCCGGTACGCGATCGGCTGTCCGTAATCGTTGGTGACAATTCCTTGGTAATAATTCTGCGAGACATCGGCCTGCATATTCGGATTTCCGATACGAGTTGCCGGCACCAGCTGAATCTTTAAGCCGTCTCCGCTGCGACGAATCACGAATCCACAGTCTCCATCGACCGGCCTTTCCTCGGCGGCGAGCTGCACCAATTTTCTGAAACTGTGCCGGCCGGTGACGTCCGCATTTTTGCACCACGAATGGAAATATTCCGAGATCTCCGCGTTATATTCGCGGTCTCCGGTCATCGGTGAATACTCCGTAGGTGTTAAGTTGATACCGAATACCCGGGACGATGCACGCATCTCGGGAACATTCTCTACCAAGTCGCGCGCTTCCCACATCATGATAATGCGATCGCGGACCGTCTGCGGAGACTCGCTTTGCTGACCGTATTGTTTCGGGTTGTAGATCCGATTTGTGCGCGCCGCGTTGTACTCGAACAGAGCTTTGCTCACGCGCGATTCCAGACGGCTCAAACCCCAGGACGGTGCGACGTTGTCGATGGCTTTATCCAGCCATGTTTTCTGAGCGACAATTTGCGAAGCGTCGAAGGTATCCATTTTTTAATTACCGTTGAAGCTCACGAAGGTAACGTCGGTGGTGTTTCCTGCGACGACGTCGATGGCGCTGGTGATTTGCCCGAGCATTCGGTTGAGCGAGTTTAAATCCGCGCGCGTTACGCTTTTGCCGTTCAAACTGTAGCTCGAGTTAAGTAGAACCGCTTGGATCGCATCCAGCGTTTTGGTCTTGAGCGTTTGTAGAGTCGCCGCGTCGAGATCTTGGAATGGGTTATCGTTAGCCATCCAAACTGAGCAAAGCGTCAAATTGACGCCGCTGCCATGCTAGGTCGTGGCTTGTGGCGCGTGATAACGAATCAGCCCTGCGATCGTCGCGACGCAAAGCATCATCGCCGACGTGTCCAGCCCGTGATTAGGAGCATTCGTTTTCACCTCGCGCCACTCCCATACTCCGGTGCGGATCTCGACCTTGTGCTCGCCGCGGATGTGCTCGAGGTATAGCGGGTTGACGTCGGCCGGCAGCTCCCACTTGAGATCGCCGCGGCCCTCGAGCGCAGATGACAGCACGTCCTTGAAATAGTCGCCCGACCAGTTGTAGTAAAAGACATCGCCGCCGCGGTAGTCGCTGACCTGTGGATCGGAAAAAGGGTAATTCACGATTTGCCCAGTAGCGTCGTCCTTAAGCGGCCAGGTGCGGCGTGCAAAACCTTTCATTGATCGCCATCCGAAATCAGCGCAGTCGCGATCGACGTCGGCCGGCCGGTATCCGCGATCTTGCGCGACGCATCCATCCGGTACCTTGAGCCGGTGCTGGAGTGCGCGCAGCTGGTCGCGCGTATCGACGCGGCCGAAATACAGCTGGCGATACCGCGGACCCTCCGAGGTTGAGAAGGCACCGATCTCCACCCACCAGTGGTCTTGCTGCCGGTCGACGGTCATAAAGCGCGCAACCTCGTTCGGAATGCCCTGCGCGCCGGCGTAGTCGTGGACCTTGTAATCGCTTTTCCCGAGGAAGACGTTGACCACCTTTTTCTCGACCAACCAAGGGAGAGCCTGGCGCTTCGTCTTGAACTCCATGCGCAGTCGGTCGTCGCCGGTGCGCTGCGCGTGATTCTCGGCTTGGACGAACTCCTCGACGAGCATCCGCATCGGTCGAGCCACGAGCGCCTCGACGCGGAAACTTTGAACTTCTTTCGGCGCCGTCGGGTTTTCGGGAACGTAGATTCCTGTGCGTTTCCAAGCCTCGCGCGTCGTGTCTGCGTCTGGAGTCTCATGGCCGCAATGGACGCAGCGGAATCGGCAGGAATCGACGGCTCTGGCCACGTCCCAGGTCTCGTCGTCCCGCTTCGCTTTGCGATCCCAGACGACGCCAGCATATTTGCCGGCCTCGGTCGTAGCCTGGGCAAACTGGATCGGGTGAATTTTCGAGCACGCCGGGCATTTTGCCGACCACTCTTGCTGATTGCCCTGGCGGAAGCTGGTGTCCTCGACGTTGCCGGTCTCGGCATCCATCACCGGCGCCTGGCTGACGTTGTAGATTTTCGACCGGCCGACTTCCTCAAATTTGCTGACGCGAGCGTTGGCGTGCGCGAAAATATCCTGCCAACGCGGAAGCCAGATCTCGTCGTTTATCTTAAACCGGATCGACTGCGACTGCTGCGATGAGAGGGAAGCCGCGTTCATGACCAGAAAGAAACCACCGAAATAAATCTCGGTCGTCATCCGATGCGGACCTGGGCGCGGGAGCATTGCGGCCACCGGCCGGCAGCGCTCGAGGATCGGGTTGAGCCGCGACTTTGCGTGTCGCTCGGTCATCTCCTCGGTCTGCATCGTCCAGGATATCGGCCCCGCGTCGTTCGCGATGATCCACGGTATCCAAATATCTGCGACGAGCGTGCCGCCGATCTGCACGGCCTTTCGGAAATGCACGCGACGCACCAGCGGATTCTGGAGCGCGTCGAAGATCGGGATTAGCCAGGGCGTGATGCGCGCGTTAAACGGCCCCGGGGTCGCGTAGGATTCGGGCAGCGTGATGTGCTTGCGCGCCCAGTCGTATATCGGCGCGAGGTCGGGCTGCGAGAGGCGCAGCGTGGAGCATAGGAGGTCGGAGGCGGTCACGCTTCCCCGTCCCGCGACCTATCCAACGCCTCGCCCTCGAAGGTCGCGATGTTCGCGTTGATGACTTCGCGGATCTCTTGCAAGATCACGCCGCCCTCGACGTTCGCCTCGGCCGCGTTTTTTCCCATGACGCGCGGCCCGAGTTCGACCTCGAGCTTGAGCCGCAAGAGCAGGTCAAGTTTTTGGCCGAGCGTGACCAGCATCTCCTCTACGACCGAGCGGTCAATTGCGTCGCCGGCCTCGCGCGCAATTTTCATGTCGCGCAGGGTGATGTCCCGCTTGATGAGCTCGGCCTTGAGTTCAGCCAGGTTCTTCGACGTCGGGTCTTTTCCAATGAGGTTGTCGCCGCAAAACTTTTGCCACTCGGCAAGGTTTTCGCGTCGTCCGTCCTCGTGCTTTTTCGGTGCGTCGGGGAAGCGGTTGCGCGCGTCGTAGATGGCTTGGCGCGAGAGGTTCAGTTCCTTAGCAAGCGTGGTCGTGTCCTTGACCCAGCCGTCGAGCTGGCCGGTTTGGAAATCGTTTAACGCCTTGCGCTCCGAAGTCGTCAGCGTCTTGCCGGCCTTGAGCTTCGCCGCGATGTTCGCGACGTTGCGGCGCGCGAGGATCTCGGAAGGTGATTGCTCGGGCTCGGTCATTGTATCCGATTTTCAAGCACGGCCTTTTTGCCGGTCAGGTTCTCCCAGCGTTGCACGATGACGTCGCAATAAGCCCGCGAGATCTCCATGCCGTAGCATTTGCGGCCTAGTTGCTCGGCAGCGATGAGCGTGGAACCTGATCCCAGAAATAGATCGAGTACAAGTTTCGCGTTGTGATTTCCGAGCGCGTGAGCGGCGAGACAAACGGGCTTTTGTGTTGGGTGATATGTATTTGTTCCATCGCGGTCGTGATCCCATACAGTTGCTTCAGTCGTCGCGCCGCACCATTCGACGCTTGCTCCCTTCGGAACGCCGTATATTAACGGTTCGTATCTTGGTTTATATTGCGAGTTCATCGCTGCGTATTTAGCGTTAGTCTTGTTCCATACGATGACCGAGCGAACCGCGACCGCGTTTTCTTTGAGTGCGCTAAACACTTCAAGAGCAAGACGAGAAGCAAACCATACATAGCAAGCACCGTCGAGGAACGGCAATGCAACAGGAAGAAACTTAGCGTAGATTCCTGCGTCGTCGTCTGCGACAAGTGCTTCTCGGTTGTTTGTAACGCATCCTCCCTTGCCATCAAATTGCACGCCGCCCGTATATCCGACACCGTAAGGCGGATCGGTAAACATGAGTTGAGCTTTCTCGCCGCGCATCAATCTTGCCACATCGTCCGCGCTTGTCGAGTCGCCGCACAGCACCCGATGCGATCCGAGAATCCACAGGTCGCCCGTCTTCGTGATCGGATCAGCTGGCGGTTCCGGCGCCTCGTCCTCGGTCACTTCCGCACCGATCATCTTGTCCACCTCCGCAGCATCGTAGCCGGTCGCCGCGAGTAAATCCGCGTCCTCGACCTTGAGCGATTCAAGCACCTTCGTCAGTCCGTCTTCGTCCCACTCAGCCAGCTCCGCCGTCCGATTGTCCGCAATCGCAAACGCCGTGGCCGCTACACCAGCCAGCTCGGTCCGCGTGATCTCGATCTCGGTCCAGCCGAGTTCCTGCGCCGCCGTCAGCGTTCCGTTGCCGGCGAGCACGATTCCCTTGGCATCCACGACGATGGGCTTCTGCTGACCGAATTTGCGAAGGCTGGCTTTGATCGCGTCGAGGTTCCGGCGCCCGTGCTTACGGACGTTGGAAGGGTCGAGGGAAATTTCGGCGATGGCAATGGTTTCGAGTTTCATGCGTAAAGGTTGCCAGAAAAATCAGTCGGAAAAAGGCGGTCGAGGTCTTGCAACC